CGACGCCACCACGGCGGCGCTGCACCGGACGTCGGCTGACCTGGGCACGTGGGCGCTGGTTGATCTCTGGTTCGTCAACGGGACCAACGTGGGCGACCCGGACGGGATCACCGAGCACCGCGTCGCCAGGTTCGAGGCGTTGCTCGAGCGGCCGGACTAGCGAGGCGGGCAGCGGTCCGCAAGAAGGGCGGCCATCAGTGCTTCTTCCGGGCGCGACTGCTGTTGATGGTCTCCGCGATGCTGGCGTGGTCAATGCGCTCCCGCGCCGCGGCGACGTAATCCTGGACGATCTTGCAATCCAACTCGCCCCAACGCTGGGCCGAGGCGGGTGCGGCGATGAGCGCCGCGAGAATGGCTGACCTGAGCATGAACGGGAAAGGTGGAGGCTGGGCCGTAATGGTTCAAGGCGTCCTTGAGCTTCGCAGGCAACTCAACCGCGCCAGGGTCAACGCCGAGCGCGAGGTCCGGGCCGCCGTCGAGCGGTCGGCCACCGAGATCGTGGCGGGCATGAACGCGCTGCGCCCGATCCCGGAGATCGAGGCCAAGTGGCGCTGGGGCGCCGCGCCGCGGGGCTCGCTGAGCGTCGCCTCGGCGGATGCCGGGGGGCTGACGGTCACCATCTACGCGACGGCGCGGACCAGCGAGTTCCCGCAAGGGTTCCCGGACGTGGCCCGCTGGTTCGAGTTCGGAACCGGGCCGCGGGTGCAGCGGACGACCGGCCGCTATACCGGCTTCATCCCGGCGCAGCCGTACTTCTGGCCGGTGTTCCGGTCGCATCGCCGTCGGGTCAGGGACCGGCTGCGCCGGGCGGTCAACAGAGCATTCGCCCAGGCGTCATCGGGCAAGTGAGGCCGCGGGCGCGGCCATCAGCGACAGGAGTGAAACATGGCGCGCGCTGAAACCGCGAAGTACGAGGAATTGGTCCTCGAGGTTGAGTTCGACCCGACGGGTGCGGCCGGCGTCTACTCGACCATCTGCGGGCTGACCGACGTCACGATCAGCCGGACCTCGAACGTCGACACCTCGGAGATCCCAGACTGCGACGACGAGAGCCTGCCGCTGGCGATCGAGCGGCAGGTCCGGAGCCAGGAGGTGACCGCCAACGGCTCCGGGGTCTGGGCGCTGGGGAGCCACCACAAGATGCTGTCCTGGTGGCGGGCGGGGACGACGCGCCTGTGCCGGCTGCGCAACGTCAAGGTGCAGACCGAGGGTGCGGCGGGCGCGATCTATGCCGAGTACGGCCCGGCGCTGCTGGTCAACCTCAACAACAGCCGCACCAAGGGCCAGAAGGTCACCGCCGAGATCGACCTGCAGTTCGACGGCGTGCCTGAAGTCCTGACGGTCGCCTGATGCATTCGATCACCCTGCCGTGGATCGGAGGCGAGCACGAGTTCGCGCTGAGGCTCGGCGAGCTCCGCGCGCTGCAGGACAAGACCGATGCCGGGCCGCTGGAGCTGATGCACCGCATCGTCGAGGGGCGGTGGCGGGTCGACGACCTGATCGAGACGCTGCGGCTGGGGCTGATCGGCGCCGGCATGGAGCGGGGCGAGGCCGGGCAGCTGGTGACGCGGCTGTTCGAGCGGCACCCGCTGACGGCGTTCGCGCTGCCGGCGCAGGCGGTCCTGATCGCCGCCCTGACCGGGCCGCCGGCGGAGGAGGACGAGCCGGGAAAGCCGGAGGGGGTGACGCCGGGCGCTGGGACTTCGGGCGCTGGTACGGTGCCGGTGCAGTGATGGGCTTCACCCCGCAAGAGGTGGACGGAATGGCGCTGTGGCAGTTCGCGGCGTGCGCCGACGGCTGGGCCGAGGCGCATGGCGGCCGCCGCGGCGCGCCGATGAGCGACGCGCGCGCGGCCGAGCTGGGGATTGAGGGCTTCGATGCCTGAGGAAGCCGGCCTCCGCGCCGAGGTAGGGATCACGCTTGGCAAGCTGACGCGCGAGCTCGCGCAGGCCGAGGCGCGGATGAACCGCACCGCCAAGCGGATCGAGGCGGACTTCAGGCGGACCGCGAGCCCGGCGGTCGCGCGCTCGTTCGAGCAGGTGAACCGGGCGACGATGGGCCTGACCGGATCGGGTGGCCTCAGGATGCTGGCGCTGCAGCTCAACCAGGTGGCGCAGCAGGGCGCGGTGACCGGGCAGTGGGGGCGGGCGTTCTCGGTGCAGCTCGCGGACATGGCGCTGGTGCTCGGTCCCGTAGGGATCGCCATTGGTGCCGTCGCTGCGGCGCTGACGCCGTTCATCGCCGGGATGTTCGAGGCCGAGGAGGCGACACTGGCAATGGTCGATGCCGTGGCGGGCGGAGCAGCCGGTCTGGCGAGCGTCCGCGGCACCATCGACGAGCTACGCAGCCTGCAGGAGACGTACACAACGGCGATCGAGGCGAGCGCCGGGGCGAGCAGTGATACCGCGGCGGCGGTGATCGCCAACTCGGCGCGCGAGTTTGATGCCAGAAAGCAGCTGCTCGCGGTCGAATTGCAGTTGCTCAACGTAAGGTCAGGCAAGCATCGGGCCGAACTGGCCGGGCTCGAGGTGGGCATCCGCGGTCGGGCGCCGACCGAGACGGCATTGAGGACGACGCCTCCGCCCGATGCTCGCGGAATTGGGCCAATCCCGACTTACCTTTACGACATCGGGGCGATCGGCCGAACCTATGAGCCGGAGCCCGGCATGGGTGGCAAGACCGGCATGGAGGTCTTCGCCGAGGTGACCGCCGATGCGAGCCTCCGGGCGCGGGAGCTGCGGGCGGAGCTCGAATTGACGAACCTTGCGATCAAGGAAGCCGGCGCGGCCCTGAACGGCGAGTTCCTGGACGTCGGCGGCGGGGGTGGCGGCGCCGCCACGGCCGGAGGCGGAGGGGGCGGCGGCGGCGGCCGACGCGGCGGTGGCGGGGGCGGCAGCAACTCCACGCCGGCGTCCGAGGCAGTCAAGCAGGTCGGGAACGAAATCCAGCTGGTGGTCGAGCTGGCGGACCGGGCGCAGCAGAGCCTGAGCGACACCTTCGTCAGCATCCTGACCGGCGCCGAGTCGGCCCGGGAGGCAGTGGCGAAGCTGGCCGCCGAGTGGGCCAAGATGTTCCTGCAGCGGGGCATCGACGCGCTGCTCGGCCCCGCCTTCTCGGCGATCTTTCCGGGCACGGTCGCGGCGAGCGCGCGCGGCAACGTCATCTCCGCCGGGCGGGTGGTGCCGTTCGCCCGTGGTGGCGTCGTGGACCGCCCGACGGTGTTCCCGATGCGGAGCGGCGCCGGCCTGATGGGCGAGCGCGGGCCGGAGGCGATCCTGCCGCTGCGGCGGGGGGGCGATGGCAAGCTGGGCGTCGCCGGCGGCCGCGTGCGCGTCGACATCAGCCTGAACAACGCGATGCTGGAGGCGCGGACGACGACGACGGCGAAGGGCGTCGCGGTCGGGGTGCTGCGGCGGTACGACCGGGCGATGCCGCAGCGCGTGTCCGAGATCGCCAGGGACCCGCGGAAGCGCTAGATGCCGCTGACGTTTCCATTGTCGACCGCGACCTTCGCGGACCTGCTGAGGCCGCTAGAATCGACCTTCGACCTGGTGCAGCCGAGCCAGGTCTCGGGGACCGGCGGCGGCGAGATCATCTCGGTCGCGAACGCCCCGGCCTACTGGACGGGCGCGATGACGACGGCGCTGCCGAAGGGGGCCGAGGCGCACCGGATGCGGGCGCTGTTCGACGTGCTGCGCCAGCCGGCGCGGCCGTTCCTGATGTACCTCAAGGGCAAGTTCGGACCGCAGAACGACCCGACCGGCTCGATCTGCGCGCACCGGAGCATGGTGATCGCGGCGCTTGAGACCAGCCGCCTGCGGATCGGGCCGGCGGCGGGGCAGCCGGCGCAGCGCGGCTTTCCGCCCGAGCTGCAGCTGCTGCCGGGCGACATGATCGGGTTTCGCTACGGGTCGAACCCGCTGCGCTACGCGCTGCACCGTGTCGCCCCGGCGGCGGCCTGGTACGGCACCGCCGGGAGCGGGCTGTCGGTCTGGATCGACGTCGAGCCGCCGATCCGGCCCGGCGCCGTCGTCGGCGCCGCGGTGGCGCTGGTCAAGGCGCCATGCAAGGCGCTGGCGGTTCCCGGGTCGATCTCGGGCGGAGAGAGCCGCTACGGCGGCGGGGCGTGGAGCCCGATCCAGTTCACCTGGAGGCAGACGCTCAGATGATCCCGGGCGCGTGGCAGACGTTCCTGGCGACGGCGACGGCGTGGCGGTCCTACGTCCTGGTCTGGTTCGAGGCCAAGGACCGGGACAACCCGGCCGTCCTGCACCCGCTCGGCCTCTGGTCCGGTGACGACCACCAGGAGATCTCGGTCGGGGGCGTGACGCGGCTTTACTACGGGGCGCAGGGCAACCTGGCGCTGCCGAACGGGATCACCTACCGCGCGGGGCTGGAGGTGCAGATGCTGGACGTCCTGATCGGCCCGCTGGCGCCGGAGGTCGAGCAGCTGCTCAGGGGCTACGAGCCGAAGCAGGCGCGGGCCGAGGTCCACGTCAAGCTCGACGACGTGGACGGCGTGCAGGTCGGGCCGGTCTGGCGGGCATGGCACGGCCGGGTCGACACCGTGAGCCTGTCGACCGAGGGCGGCTGGGGCGACGTGGAGACGGTGGCGCGGGTGACGATGGTGCCCTCGTCGCGGGACGGGACCAACGCCATCCCGGACACCAAGAGCGACGCGACCTACAAGCGTAACGCCGCGGACGGGATCGGCCGCTACATGGCGGTCGGCGGCACGGTCAGGACGCCGTGGGGCACCAAGGTGGACCGCGACCGATGACCCGCCTGCCCGACTGGCGCTCGCACCTGCACAGGTATCTGGCCGAGGCCGGGCGCCGCGAGTTCGCGTGGGGCACGTGGGACTGCACGCACTTCGCCGCCGGGGCGGTGGAGGCGATGACCGGCGAGGTGCTGCCGCGCCTCGATGGCGAATACACGACGGCCGCTGGGGCTGCGCGGGTGCTGCTCGGCGCCGGGTTCGGCGACGTCGGGCACCTCGTGGCGTCGATGATGCCGGAGACGGGCCAGCCGTCCGAGGGCGACGTGGCGGTGGTGCCGGACGCCGATGGCGCGCCGGCGCTGGGGATCGTCGGCCGCGGGGTGGTGCATTGCGTCAGCCCCGGCCGCGGGCTCTGGGCCTCGTTCGAGCCGCCGGCGAGGGCGTTCCGGGTATGATCCGCTGGCTCGTCCTGGCGCTGCTGCTGGCGACGCCGGCCCATGCCGGCCCCGTCGGCGCGGTGTTCGGCGCGCTCGCCGGCTTCGTCGGCTCGCTCGGCGTGGTCGGGACGGCGCTGCTGCAGATCGGGACCGGCATCGTCCTGTCGGCGCTGTCGCGGGCGTTGGCGCCCAAGCCGGAAAAGCCGAAGTTCCCGGGCCTGGCGATCGACTACACCGCCGGCGAGACGGTGCCGTTGACGATGGTGATCGGGCGGACGGCGGTCAGGGGCCACAAGCTCGGGCCGGCCTACTCGGCCAAGCTTGAGGCCGGGCTGCCGAATGCGTTCCTGTTCCGGCCGACGGTGCTGGCCGACTATCCGATCAACGACGTGCTTGGCGCCTACGTCGACGGCACGTGGACGACCTTCGGGACGGTGCTGGACGACGACCCGGTCGGATACCCGGCGCTGATGGACCCGTTCGTCGGGCGGTTCTTCATGCGGGCCTACACTGGCGCCCAGACGACAACCGACGCGAACATGCTCGCCAACTTCGGCGGCGCGATCGAGCGGCCGTGGCTGAGCGACATGATCGGCCGCAACAAGGCGACGGTGTATCCGGTGTTCCGGATCGAGCAGGAGGGCAGCCCTTTCTCGGGCGAGCCGCTGCCGGTCTGGGAAGTGGAGGGCGCCCCGCTCTTCGACCCGCGGACGGGAACCACGGTCTACACCGAGAACCCGCTGGTGGTGGCCTGGAACGTGCTTCGCGGCATCACCATCGCCGGCGTCGGGGTCTGGGGCATGAACGTCGATGCGGCGGACCTGCCGTCCACGGTCTGGTTCGGCGAGATGAACGTCTGCGACGAGGTGCCCCCGACGATCGGCGGCAAGCGCTACCGCTGCGGAATGGAGTTCGGCTTCAACCAGGAGGCGCTCGACATCCTCGCCGAGCTGCTCAAGGCGTGCGGGGGCGACATCGCCGATTGCGGCGGGGTCTGGCAGGTCAGGGCCGGGCCCCCGCCGACGTCGGTCTGGTCGTTCACCGACGAGGACGTGATCGTCACTGAAGGCCGCGAGTTCCAGATGTTCCCTGGCCTCGCGGACACGTTCAACGCGGTCTCGGCGACCTACCCCGACCCGCGCAACGCCTGGGAAGCGACGGCGGCCGTCCCGTTCACCAATGCGGCGTGGGAAGCCGAGGACGGCGGCAAGCGGCTGACGGCCGAGCTGACGTTTCCGGCGGTGCCCTACCCGGAACAGGTGCGCCGGCTGATGCGGGAGACGGCCGAGGACAACCGCCGCTTTCGCTCGCACATCCTGACGCTGCCGCCAGCGGCGCTGCACGTCATGCCGCTCGACACCGTGGCCTGGACCAGCGCCGAGAACGGCTACGACGCCAAGCTGTTCGAGGTGGTCGAGAAGACCTTCGACCCGGTGGTGCTGAACAGCCTGGTCATGCTGCGCGAGCGCGACCCGAGCGACTACGACTGGGACGACGTGTCGGACAGCGACCTGCCGTCGCCGCCGAGCCGGGTCGGGCAGGACCGGACGATCCACGGCGTGGACGGGTTCGACGCTGTCGGCACCTCGATCCAGGACAGCACCGGGACCGACCGCCGGCCCGCGGTCCACTGCGTCTGGGACCTGCGCGACTTGGACGGCATCGAGATCGAGGTGGTGACCAACATCACCGAGCAGCTGGTGGTGACCAAGCAGGTCGGCCGGGCTGTCGTCAACGTTGGCGGGACGGTCTTCGGCGACAACATGCTGCCGGGGCAGACCTACAAGGCGCGAGCGCGGGCCATCGCGGCCGGGCGGCCGACGACGTGGACGGCATACGACGCCTTCACCACGCCGGGCGTGTTCCTGAACGAGGTCGACATGGCGGCCGAGTTCATCGCCAAGGTCGACGGGGCGCTCGAGCAGGCGAACGAGGCTGCCGCGGACGTGAACGGGGCGCTGCTGCGGATCACCGACATCGAGGGCGAGACCTTCGTCACGACGACGGTCGACAGCAACGGCCGGACCGGCCTCGCGATCGTCAAGGGCGACGGAACGCCGCTCGGGGCGATCCAGCTCAACTCGCCGTTCGTGATCGCGCCGGGGATGCTCGGCGCCTCGAAGCTGGTGGTCGCGGACTTTTCCGGGAACAACTGCCCGGACGCGGACATGCGCGACGTGGACGCCTGGCTGCTGCCGGCCGGCTGGACGTTCCACAGCCCGTCCGGGGTGTCGTCGCTCGCGTCGACAGGGGAGGTGCGGCACACCGGCACAGCCTCGAGCACGCGCGGCTCGGGCTTCTCGGTCGCGCCCGGGGATACGTTCGAGGCGTCGGTCGCCCTGCGCCGGGCTGCGGCGTCGGGCTCGACGACGGGCCGTGTGGGGATCCAGTTCTACGACAGCTCCGGCGCGTTCCTGGCCAACGCGATCTCGTCGCAGGTCACCACCTCGGCGCTGGCGAAGGTGACGACGGGCAACCGCACCGTCCCGTCCGGAGCGACGACGGCGGCGATCCTGTTCTTCCACGACTCCGGAGCGACTGCTGGTTTCAGCGCGCCGAACATCCGCAAGAAGCAGGCGGGCGCGAGCCTGGTCACGCCTGGCGGGATCGCGACGCCGGACCTCGCCGCGGGGTCGGTCACCGCCGCGATCCTGAACGCCGTCAGCCTGAACGCGGCGGGGCTGGCGATCTTCGGCGGGACGCTGCAATCGGCGAACTGGCCGACGGGCGGGTTTCAGCTGCTGCAGAACGGCAACGCGAGCTTCGCGGGCACCGTCTCGGGCACCGAATTCCTCCCGACAGCCGGCCTGAAGCTCAACTCGGCGACCGTCGTCGCGGCGACGTTCGAGGAGGAATTCAGCTCGGCCAACCGGACCTATAGCTGGAGCCTGACCGGCGGGCGCGTGGGTGGCCAGATCATCATCTGGACATTCGTCACCGTGTCGGGCGGCGGGCTCGACTTCGAGTGGGAGGAATTCCGGCTTACCGTCAACGGCACGACAATCGTCGTGGACGCGGGCGAGGCCGACGATGGGCCTTACATGGTCGGCCAGACGCTGGCGGCGATCAACGGCACCAATACCGTGAGCGTTCGGGTCGATCCGCAGATCGGAACCGCTCGGGTGCGGGCGATCAACGTCTTCATGACCAAGGCGTAAGATGCGGTTCGTGTTCTACAACCTCGCGACCGGGGACATCCTGCCCGGCATCCATGAGACGAGCGACGCGACGACGATCGAGGCGAGTGTGCCTCCCGGCTGCGCGGTGTGGCCCGAGGCGATCAGCGCCCGGGACTTCCGCATTGTCGATGGCACGGTTGTAGCGAAACCGCCGGACCTGGAGCTTCTGCGCAGCGAGGCGCTGGCGATGGTGGAGCGGCTGGCACGAAAGCGCGAGGCGGCGCTGACGCCTGGCAGAGCAGCGGTCTACGCCGAGAAGGAACGGCAGGCGCGGGCCATCCTCGCGGGCCGCCCGGACCGGGTCGACCTGGTGGCCGCCGACGGCGGCGACCAGGTCGAGGCGGCGAGGCACATCGTCGCCGCGGCCGAGGCCGCCCGCGCTGCAGCCTACGACCTGGAGGTGCGGCGCCGCCGGGCGAAGGTGGCGCTGCTGGCCGCGACGACGCCGGCCGAGATCGAGTCCGTCACACTCTGAGGAGCCGGAAATGGCATGGTCGCGCCGCCCGCTGGGCGAGCCGTTCACGATTCCGCTTGGCACCGAGATCGGGCCGCCACGGGACATGGAGTTCTTTGCCGGCGAGCGATTGCTGGTCGATGTCGGCGAAGCGGCGACGATGTCGTTTTCCGAGACGGAAGGCGGCGCGCCGCTCGAGCACACGGAATCAGCATCGGGGGAGTTCGACTGGCCGGCCTTGTCCGTGCTGGTGTTCATCCCCGAGGGCGAGATGCGGTTCTGGTACGTCTGGACCGGGACTTCGGAGGATCTGCGGCTGAGGGCACTGGGCCGGATCAGGTCCCTGCCCTCCGCCTATCCGGGTGAAGCGACGATCTACAACGTCGTCTTTGGCGCCGACAACGTCGTCGCCGGCCCCTTCAACGTAGTCTACGCGGAGGTCGCCTAAATGGCCGACATAGACATCAGCCTGCTGGGCGAGGCCATCGGGATCGCCTACGAGGCGGAGCCGGACAAGAACGCCTACACCGACGCCGACAAGGCGAAGGTCGACTTCATCACGGTGACCGGCGCCGTCGACCTCGATGCGGTGCTGGCGCTGGCCGAGGACACCGACATCGCCGCCATCGCCGCCCTGACCACGACGGCGGCAGGCCGGTCGATCCTCACGGCGGCGGACCCGAACGCCGACCGGATGCTGGCCTGGGACGACAGCGGCGGCATCATGGGGCCGATCGCGCTCGCCGACATCACCACCGAGGCGGCGCCGGCGACCGGGGACTACCTCATCGCCTACACGGCCGAGGGCGGACTGGTCAAAGTCGACTACGCCGCCATTGACGCCAAGCAGCCCCTGGACTCGGACCTGACCGCCATCGCGGCGCTGACGACGACGGCCGCCGGCCGCTCGGTCCTGACAGTGGCAGACCCGAACGCGGACCGCATCGTCGCGTGGGACGACAGCGCCGGAGCGATGGCCGCCATCGCCCTTGCCGACGTGACGACCGAGGCCGCGCCGGCGACCGGCGACTACCTGCTGGCGTACACCGCTGAAGGCGGGCTGGTGAAGGTCGACTATGCCGCCATCGACGCCAAGCAGCCACTCGACTCGGACCTGACGGCGATCGCAGCGCTGACCACCACGGCGGCGGGGCGCTCGGCGCTGGCCATCGCCGATCCGAACGCCGACCGGATGCTGGCTTGGGACGACAGCGCAGGGGCGGTGGCGCCGATCGCGCTGGCGGACATCACCATCGAGGCGGCGCCGGCGTCGGGGGATTACCTCATCGCCTACACGGCCGAGGGCGCGCTGGTGAGGGTCAACTGGACGGCGATCCTCGCCTACCAGCCACTGCTGGCCGCGCAGACCGAGAGCGGCGCCAGCGTCGACCTGACCAATTCGATGAACGGCAAGGTGATCCGGCTGACGCACGCGACCCCGGTCCTGAACATCCGCACCAATGCGACGCACGCGCTCTCGGCCGACTTCTCGGTCCTGATCGTCGCGGTGAACGCCGAGGCGACGCTCGACGCGGCCGCGGGCGTGACGCTCAACGGATCCGACGGCGCGAACCTCTCGCTGCCGGTCAGGCCGGCCTCGGCGATGCTCTACCGCTCGGCCGCGGACACCTTCGACGTGGTCGGAGGCCTCGACTGATGCTGTTCTTCGGCGCCGCGGCGTCGGCGTACCGGCTGCCCCTCTTCTCGGAAGAGGTCGACGGGACGATCACGCTGAACTCGCTGACCGGGCTGATCGACATCACGATCACCAGCCCGGCGCGGTTCGCCGGCACATATACGGACATCGACCCCGCCGACCTGGCGGCAGGGCCGGTCAACCTGGTGCCGGTCGCCGTCAGCGGCACGCCCGAGGAAGGCGAGGAGCTGACCGCGACGCCGGGCCTCTGGATCTACGACGAGGACAACGGCCCGATCGCCATCACGCGGACGTGGGACCGCGGCGGGGTGCCGATCGAGGACGAGGACGGGCTCGCCTACACCGTGACGACCGAGGACGAGGAGGATGGGCTCAGGCACGTCGAGACGGCCGAGGACAGCGCCGGCGACCGGTCGATCACGATCGACCTGATCATCACCTTCGTCGAGGCCGGCGTCGTCTTCGACGGGACCAACGACTACCTGCGCCGCGTCGCCGACCTGGACAGCGCCGACCGGGCGGAGACCCTCTACTTCGCCTCGATGGACTGGACGGAAGGCGCGTCAAACCGGCAGTTGATCATCTCGCTGAACGATTCCACGCAAGGCCTGGCCTTCTGGAACTCGGCCGCGCGCAACATCCGCATGCAGGTGCTGCGGGTGGGCGCGACTGCGGCGACCGTGACCGGGTCGCGCTCCATGCCCGGCGACGGAACGCGCATCCACATCCTCGGCATCCTCAAGTCGACCGGCGCCTGGGCGATCTACTCCTACATCGTCGGGACCGACACGGCCTGGAACCTCGACGGTTCTGGCACCATCGGCTCGTACACGGCGAGCGACCTGACGACCGGCGCCTGGGGCGTCGGATGCAACGATCCCGGGAACGCGACGCCGGCCAACCGCAACCGGCGCCTGATCGCCACGGTGTACCGGATCGCCATGTGGGCCGGGGCGACGGTCTACGACATCACCGCGAGCGAGGCGGCGCGAAACCTGTTCCTGGACAGCGCCGAGACGGGGATCGCCGATCCGGAGGTGGTCAACGCCACCGTCGGAACGCCGCTGATCGACGTATACGGCGAGGCCGCGGACTACAACGCCACCTCGCCGAACCTCGCCAACAAGGGCTCGGCCGGCGAGCTGGTCCCGTTCGGCGCCTTCGTCGATGCGTAGGGGGGCCTGATGGTCAAGATCAAGTTCGCCGGCTTCGATGCGGGCGACACCGTCTCGATGACCGGAGAGCAGGAAGGCAGGACCGGCGGAGTGTCCGGCCTGACATGGCTCGGCGGCTCGGGGGCGGAGAACCTGCCGGCCGAGGACGGCGGCCCGATCCTGACGGAGATCACGTTCGACTCGGCGCTGATCGGGTTCAACGTCGACGTGGCGGCCGGGGCGACGTTCTACTGGGGCACCTCCAGCCGCTCGGTGGCGCT